TTATTCTTTTGTATAGTAATAATTTAATCCTTTAGCATCTAACCATGCTGTTGCTTTATCTAGCTCGCTACCTTGACGATAATCCGACTCGAAATAAACAAGCCCCTGACGATCTCCGCGGGAAACAATTTTTGAAGTGTATCCAAGCTTATCCATCATTTGAATCATTTCGGGAATTAAATTTACACCAAATTCATAAGAAACCACCTTATTATGTTTGTTCACGATAATCTCCACTCTTTCTTCTTTATACGATTTATTTGTAAACCAATCTAACGACTTGCTTCCAATTAATTCATTCAAATCACACTTTCCAATACCAGGTACATTTCCTGTTTCAGTGTATTGCCAGATATCACATGGATAAGCTGGTCTATTCCCACCATAACGAGGAATCCATACAAAGTCAGATTTTACATTTACCATTCTGAATGGAGCATACATATGATGGCCAACATATAAACCAACTTTCTGAGCACCTAATCGACGTAATTCATCGATAAACGCTTGCGCCCCCGCTCTCATATCATTCATTGTTTTTACTTCCACATCAGCAACCCAGACTGTTGCGCTCTTGTCTCCGCGATTCCAGAAGTCACGAGCTTCTATACGTGCATCATTTTCAGAAACAAAACGACAGAATGCATAGTTACCAAAAGGAATTCCATGTTGCTTCATAGCTTGTACATACCCCTTATATAATGGATCTACATAATTTGAACCATCTTGTACACGTGCAATAATAAAATCAATATGTTGCTTTGCTACAGGCCAGTTAATATTACCATTCCATTTTGAAATATCTAAAATGTGTCCCATTATTGAACATCTCCCTTTTTCTCTTCTTGTTTTTGTTTACCACCTAAAATTTCAACTGCATTTGTTAAAGCTTGTGGCAACGGAATACCCATTCGACCAGCATTTTCTAAAAGTGAAAGTAATTCATTACCCATGAAGAAGAAAATTGTTGCTTCACGAATAGCGCTATTGCTTCCTAACGCTGCATCTAATTGGGCTGCCGCTCCAATTAAAAGAAAAAGCACCACCTTTTTGGCGATGCCTTTGAAACCAACTTTGCTTTTTAATTCTCCGTTATATCCTGCTGCAATCATGCCAGTTAAATAATCAATAACTGCCATTGTGACTAAGATTTTCAATGTTGCATCCCATCCTCCTAAGAAATACCCACAGAAGCCACCAAAAGTGGCAATAAAAGTTTTTAATAGTACATCAATACGATCCATATTCTTTCCTCCTTTTCAAAATAAAAAAGACCAGCTATTGCTGCTCCTGCTGTGTTTGTGTGTTATTTGCATTAGTTGGTGTTGGCAGTTCTTGAGATGGATAATTTCCTGTAAGTGATGTATAACACTCTAAACAAATATTCTTTTTCGCAAACCCCATATCCAGTGCGTACAGACGAGCTCCACGTTTACATATTTCGCATCTTGTTGCAATACGGAAATATATCGTTCCATCCGTTTCCCCCCACACCTCTACTTTATTCGTACCATATAAACCGGCATTGTTTAGCATATCAAAAGGAATTCGCACAAATACTCCGTTTTCGTTTCTTTCTGAATCTACTAACCTACCAGCAAACGGAGCACCTTGTCCCGCTTGTAAGGGATAACCTTGTAAATCTTTGTAATCATCCATATATTTTCCTCCTAAACGTTAGGTAGCTTGTACCATTGTCCTCCCATTCCCATAAAATAAAACCCATAGCCTTGACCGCCATCAAAGAAACGAATGGACCCAGCTTGGCCCATTCTATTACGCCCTAAATTTATTCCCTGCGTTAGAATAGGTTGATTTATGTTTACATCCTTTTCGGTACGTATATCAAAGGTCTGCCCATGATCAGCTGGACCTATGTTGTTATTTACGCTGCCTATAGCAATTCTATTAAACGGTTGAAGACCATCGGCCCTTTCTGCAGCTGCACGATCCCAGTTATACATGCAAGCATAGTTACCACTAACCAATGTTATCCCTGAAACACAAACAGCTCTACCCGCAGAAACTTGCGCATTTGCAGCTGTAACTTTAACTACAATCATATGTTCTTGTGGATTGTAATTGTTAGGAACGGTAAATGTGAAATTATACCTTCTAATTTCACCATAAAATGTAGATGGCTCTGGAAAATCTTTATATATTTCGTGCCAAATTTTATAACTCACTTCATCCAATGGCGTAACAAAACATACCTGCAATCGTGGTTTTGCAGTTGTACGCACACCATTGATCTGTGCGGTTCTATAATGCGCTGACAATGTATATGAGTTTCCTGGATGAATCCCGTTTTGAACTTTTGTTTCTGGATAATTATATGTGTCAACACGGACTGCATTTACCATTTGTTCATAGTTAAATATAAAAGTGTTATTTTCTATCACTACACCGTTTCCTTGTACTTTCCAAGGTAGGCCATATCCAGCACCAAACCCCTGATAATTAGGGTTACCTATGTTCAATTTTGGAACACTAGAAAAATCATGATCGGCTATTAAGTTTCGTTTTGGCATAACGGTTGTTTTCGTTCCCCATTCATCTTCAAAAAGGAAGTCTAGCATTTTAACAGTTACACCGTCTTTATCGATGGTTATTTTATCACCGTTAATTCGAATAAGATTTGTATCAATGCCTTTTGCAGTTAACCATTTCACGATTGTATCGGCATTAATATCCAGTTTTGCAGCATTGATTGTGATTTTCCCAGGAGACATATTGATGGCAGTAACGATACCATCCTTTAAAATCTGTGCAAGGATTCCTTCGTCTAATACCTGTAACTTAGATTCCGTTTTCTTTACATAGGCATTATAGGTCTCATTAATAAAACTTTCCTGTTTTCCGGAAATGATAGTAACGCCTTCTTCATTAGCAGCGATACTTCTTTCTAATTCGGTTACTTTTTTATCGTAATCTTTAGTTGCTATCTTATCGGCCAATTCTTCCATGATTTTATCTTTATCTACAATATCAACAGGGTTCTCCATAAATGAAGAAGGTGTATCACCAATTTGTAGCATGGGTTGTGCCATCCATAGACGACCATTTTTACGAACCCAAAACAGCACTTTAACTTTTTTTGTACCTTCGACTAATAACCCTGCCACATGTGTACGAATCCATGTTCCTTGTGAAATAGTTATTTCTTGCAAGTAACTTTTAATCATTTTATTGTTTATATCGTAACATTGGAGCTCGATAGCAGCTCCGGCATCTATACTAGCTTTGTTATCTGTATAAAAGTAAGCAGAGAAAACATAATTCCATCCAGGCCCAGCGTTTATATAATCGTGCGATGCTCCTTTATACAAATTGCTCGCATTACCTGTAGTAATAACACTAAGTGAATTGCATCCCTTATAAGTGACTTGTATATCTCTTGTTGTGCCTGATTGAAGAACCCAATATTTTGTATCATTCTTCCAAAGAACATTCCGTAATACAGTTTGATTACCGATTCCACCAACATAATCCTCAACATCTTTCTTTTTCATCGTTAACTTCAATGCTTCAGAATGTTGACCTATTGTTGTAGTAGCCTCACTAAGCGTTTTCCCTTGATTGGTTTGTGTTTCTTGTAATTTCTTAACACTTGCAGTTGTTCCTTCTGCATTCTTCTCTACAGTGTTAACACGTTCATTAAAAGAGGTTTGTGTTTTTTCTACCGTTTTAATACTTTCTTTAATACCATCCACACTTTTTTCGATTTCTGTTGTTTTCTTGGTGAATTCATCATTCGTTACTTGATTTTCTGGAGCTGGCGTCCAATCCTGTGGCCTATTACCTTTATATAAAGCGACCCATTCTACAACGGATTTTGTAGTGTTACTTGGAAAGTTATATAGACTCAACTTTCTTTCATTACCACTCGTTGCTGCTACGGCTTTAAAAGTTACATAGGTAATTCCATTCGCATAAACACTTGTTGCATATCCAACATTATTTGAACCACCATTCTGCCAAATTCCAAATTTCTGGCCTTGCGGGACACTCCCTTTAATTACAAAAGTATATTCCTCACCTGCACCAAAATTTTCAGTTAGAGAATATGGATTGATTAGATAATCTGTTTTTTCATATTTGACGTTTGAATCTAATAACAGATTACGCCCTCCAGCTTTATCGTTATTAACTTTCTTTTCTACGATCTCCAACTTCTCACTAATCTGGCCAGCCTTTTCTGTAATTTCAGTTGTGGTTTTCTTTAGATTATTAGTTGTTTGCTGCACCTCAGAGAGGGTCTTTTTCGTACCTTCAGCAGTCTCTACCACTGTATTTAATTTTTCAGTGATTTCACCGTCTTTTTTTGTTAAAGATTCAATAGATTTAGTAAAACCTTCGTTGGTTTGTTTCATTTCAGAGACAGTTTTGTCAATTCCACCTTGAGAATTTTGTACATTTTTAATAGTTAAAGAAACTTCTTGAAGGTTTTCTGTTACTTCCTTAAATTGACCAGCAGTTTCATTCTGTGCTTCTTCCACTTTCTTATTTAATTCTTCTTTTGTAAGTTGAATATCCTTATTAACCTGCTCCATAGTTTCTTTCTTGATAGTTTCTGGATCAGGAATAAGTAGCTCCCAACCATTACCGTTCCACACTTTTAAAATACCTGGTTTACCGTTGCTAATGTCTCGCCATAATGTCTTACCTACTATAAGATTATCGGTCGGTGGATTTTTAGCTTCAATAATATTCACCGTATTATTTTTTAGATTTTCCTGAACCTTTTCAGCAAGTTTCTTAGCGGATTCAGATTCTTTTTGAGCTTGTTCAGCTGTCCCTTTCGCTTCTTCTGCTAACTTTTCTAGTTGTTCTAATAGTTCTTTATTGGCTTTATTACCTAAAGAAGCAAGCACTCTATTGTATAATTTTCGCATTTCTTCATTCGGATCGGTAATTTCACGATAGTCACCAAATATATATTTATCTTGTGAAGGATCCGTAAATGATTCATCACCAGCGATTGCACGTGCTTCTAAATAAAGCTTCGGTGTAAATCCAGTATCTTTAATTCGAATTGTGTCACCTTCATTAATTAGCTCATGAGATAGTCCGAATACACGCCCTATAGCTGCTGCTTCTACATCGTAAACAACAGAAGTATTAACTCGTTTTGCAAACTCTGTTTTCATAAGAGTCAGGAGACGCTTTGGTGTCATATTTTGTTCTTCTGTTTCTGGAGAATAGAAGCCAAATTTATGTTTTCCATTCTCGTTCCAGCGTTGATAGGCATCGCTATCAGTGATATAAGGTAAACCATCGTTAATGCTTTCAACTGTAATAATGGTATCCCCTTCGCCCTGGACGAATCCGACTAAGGCAGTACAAACATCCCTAGAATGCTCAATACGTCTAACACCGACTAAATCCTTCCCTAAAGTTACTTCCTTACCAGTGTCTCTACCGCGTTTTTTCACCATATCCACGTACCAGCTAATAATCTGTGAACCAACTACTTCTACACGATATTGAATCTCTAAATCGAATAATGAAGCTATTTTCTTTAAAAAGGTAAGAGGATCTATAATGGTATCGATGGTCATTGTATGGAAACCAGCATACTCTGTTCTGCCGCGTTTCCACTTCGTACTTACAAGAGCCATATCCATAAACTGATTTACTGTTTTACCTTCTATACGTTGTGGCATGATATAACCGTCTTTTGCAATCTGAATCCATGCACCAGAAGCATGTACAGTAAGTGACCTATCTCTTGAATCCTTTTCAACTTCATTATTTATAACGTAAGGAACAATCCGCCCATCACGTACTTCTTTTAATACTAAATTTTGTTGCATGAGTGTAGCTGCATGCTCTGTATTATCAAACACTTTAAATTCTAAAGTATCAATATTGTTCTTAATCTCCCAATGACGTATATCATCCCAATAATCTTGCGGCTGGATATTAGCAACAATTTGATCTGTTTTAAAATCAATGACATGAAGTGTGCCGCTAGGTGCTCTCATCGATATCTCTCCCTATACGTTACTTTGGCTATTCCTACATCGGAAGGTATAATTTCTAGTTTGTTTGTCCCCTTTTGAATAATAGGATAATCGCTGAATATATCTTTTAAATTAATCGCTTTTTTACCATTGATTGATACAAGACTTCGCTCGGTATCGATAACTACTTTATCTCCAACATCAAAAATGTAAGGCGGGTTATCTTGTGTATTCATATTAACTTTCCAGATTTTCAAATCATCAATGCTCATGTCCGTACAGAACATGTTATCCGAAAATTGACTAATGCTAATTTGAACTTGTGCTACCTTATCCATGTTCACATTATTTTCGTCTTCCCACACAACAAAGCGTTCCGAATCATCCTTTTCGGTATTCCATAAAAACTTAGAAATATAAGCTTCCCACCTATTACCGGTGCGAGCTAACCATAATCGGCCGCGATATTGATTCCATGTAGTAGGATGGTCTCCTGGTTCATTTATAAGTACTCGCTCGCTGACAGGTTTCTTTTTGTTGCCGAGTTTAGCAAAACCTGTATTTTGTTCAGCTTGCCAATGGACATCATTCATAGAAATACGAGCTACATAGTCGCTATTTTCATCTAACAAACCAATTTCAACGCGCCCCATTTGATCGGGATGCGAGCTTCTCACCCCAACATACGCCTGCATAATAAAGTCTTGCAGTGGCCCTTGCGGAATGTTCTTTTTGGCTATGCAACCATGCCAACCTTTTATGTTTGTTTCACCTAAATAAACCGGAACTAGGCGTGAGCCTGCATCCACTTTGAACGCTCCGCCTCCAATCATATCTTCTGAATTTGGGACATTAGTCCATCCTACAGTGGTAGACATTTCATCCCACATAACACGTTGATTTCTCTCAACAGGCACCTGATCCATTCTAAGCGGCCATCCAATACGAAAATAATTATCCCCATTCCATACATCAAGAAAAGTGGATGGTTTCGTTACTTCAATTTCAATAATTGGGTTAGATTGGACGCTCCCTTTGTTTTGAACATTTGCTGCTAGCCCACGCTCATTAACTTGAAATTCTACGGTTTTAGTAGGTCCTAATTTATATGGCATAGGGCATACAAAAGTAATAACTCCTTTACCTCTATTAACTAGTTCTTCTAAATCTATAGAACCATCAATAAGAGCCAGATAGGTTCGATCTAATTCATCATCAAAAATAAGTTCAGTAGGTTGTTCTGTATATAACCACTCTGCTAAATCCTCCTTTATCTTTTGTAAATCAGTCATATCTTTCTTCGCTTTAATAGCAATAGGAACGTCAATACGACGCTCCTGTGTTTCTGTATTATTGAAAAAAGCACCTGGACGATGAGGTGCTCTGACAAGATTTCGTTTAACCGGTGCCCATGAAGGGCGTTTTCTTCCTACTAGCATTTGAATATAGTCTTTTTGAATATTATTAAATGTAAAATTCAATTTGCCCAAACGTTTCACCGCCCTTAAAATTGCTCTAATTGTTTTCTCTTACGTTCTTGGAGCGCTGTAGTGTACTCATACGTACCATTTGCTAATTCTTTACCATCAAGTACATTGGTCATGTTTACAGTAAGATTTATTTCCTTTTCATCAAAAGATCTATTTGGATACATGTTTCTATTAGTTGAAACATTTTGCCCACCGTTAGGTTGATTATAATTTGCAAATCCATTTAAGGTATCATTAGGGATACTATAGTGCGAAGTTTGGAATCCAAAATCAAAAACAGATGGCATATTACTCATTTGTTTTTTAACAGTTCCAACTACATTTTTTGCCGCGTCCACAACAAAACGTTTCCCTTTATCCATACCAACCCCAACGCCTTCTGGTACTGCGCTACCAACTGGAATCATCACTTTAGATGGACTGTTAATTTCTAAAGCTCCAGAAATAGTCTTTTTAATGTCATTTGCAATTCCTGCTGCCTTACTGAACAGACCTCCTGAAGCATCATCTAATCCTTTACCAAGACCTTCTATAATTGATTTACCGATAGAACGTAGATTTATAGTGCTGAAGAATTTTTCAACCGTGTTCCATTTTTCTTCGATATCACTCTTTATTTCTTTCATTTTATCGGTAATAGCTTTTTTCTTTTCTTCAAATTTCCTTGAAACTGTATTTTTTATTTCTTCTACCTTATTGCTGGCTACATTTTTCATCTCGTCATATTTGTTAGAAACATCCGAACCCATTTCTTTCATTTTTCGAACAACATCATCTTTCATAACTTCAAACTTAGATTTTACTTGTCCAGTTTCCCAATCTACTTGATTTGCATGTTCCCCCGCTTGGGATTTTGCTTCACTCACAATTTCCTTATGCTTATCTCTTGCCGTGGAAACTGTACTATCATACTGACGTTTCGCCTCTGCAATGATTGCATTCGCTTCATCAGCAGTAATCGTTTTATTTTCATCACGCTGACGAATTGCCTCTGCAATCTTTTCATCACGAGTCTTTTTCGCATCTTCAATAACTTTATCTCTTGCTTTTGCACTATTCTCTACAACTTCTGCTGCCTGTCTAGCTGAAATCTCACTAGCCTGTACGCGCATGTTTTCAAGAATAACTTTTTGCTCCATTTGATTTTTAGACATGTGTTCAACAGCAACCCTGTCCATTTCATCTTGTAAAGCTTGCAAGGAGATGCGTTCTGATGTTGTTAACTCTCTGTTTTCTCTAGCTGCGGTTTGAAGAATTTCTTTGATTTTATTTTCTTTTTCTTGAGTCTTTAATTTTTCTTGTTCGTAATGCTGATTAAGTTGCTCGATGCGCTTATTTTCTTCTTCTGCTGTTAAGACGTATGAATCAGCGAAAAACTTTTTAAGGCCTTCAATCTCTTTTTGTTGTCTTGCATTTGTTTTTTCTATGATTGTATTAGCTAACTTGTCATACTGTCCGATTAGCTTTTGTGATTGTTCTTCAGTTATCACTTCATGGTTCAATCTAATTTCAGTTAACTTTTGTCTAATACCATCAGATAACTTGAAATACTCACCAAGAACTTTCTTTGTGGAAGAGCTTACTTTCCCCTCCGTATTCGTAGCGAAACGATCTACCGAAGCGATACTGTCCTCTGTTGCTTTTTGATATGCTTTATATGCAACAACACCAGTTCCAATGAGAGCGGCTGCAATTAAGCCAACTGGACCAAATAATAAACCTATTGCACTTCCTAAGAATCCAACCGCAGCACTAGCAAGACCTGCAGCACCACCAACAATTCCTAATGATGTTGCTAATGCTCCAATCCCTGACATAACCATTCCAACCGCTGCTAGAACTACTCCAATAACTGTTGCAATAGCCGTTAAAGCAAGAACAACACCACCTGTAATTGCTATCGCCTTTTGTACTGGACCAGGTAATGCATTAAATCCATCTACAAGTTTTTGTAATCCAGCAACAAAAGCACTAACCACAGGGGCAAGCGCATCACCAATTGTCTTTTTCATTGTGTCAAATGCTCCACTTAATTGTTCGATACGACCCTTCAAAGTATTCATTTTTGTATTGGCTGTCTCTAAAGCTGTTATTTTAGACATTTCACTATACATTTTATTTACGCCTTGTGCACCTTCATTAAACAAAATCGTCGCTCCTCGGACTGCATCTGAACCGAATAACGTTTCTAAGGCCATGCTTCGTTGTTGGTCTGTTAATCCTTTCATGGATTCATGAAGAATTCCAGATATGTTTTCTAAACTTTGGATATGACCTTCTTGATCATAAAATTTTGATGATAAGAAAGCCGAGCTAGTTGCTAATTCACGGAATGTAGTTTCGCATTTATCATTCCATTTCTTTACTCCTTCAGTTTTCATTACATATTTTTCTAATGCTACTTCGATATCTCCTACACTTCTAGAAGCTGGTGTAATACCATTTTGTACTAAGAAATCAAAGCCTGCTTGAGCATTATATGTGATAAGCCCTAAATCTTTCATTTTGTTATATGCTTCTTTAGTTGAAGGATTTAACCTCATGAGCATTGTTTTTAATGACGTACCTGCATCAGAACCTTTTACACTTGTTATATATGAGCTCTTTATCTCATATTCTCCAATTTTCACTGGAGTATCGGACTATATCATCATCCTCGTCTTCCACGTTAGGATGGAACGCGCTCGTGGAGGTTTCAACGTTTCTCGCTTACTTCCTCTAGTCTCTACACCTTCTGAATATTCCTACCCAGCTTGGCTCGGTATTAGCATAGTTTTCACCGTAGCTTTCACCGAATTCACGTCCTTTACGCTGCGAATTTCTTCACAACGGGGCTATCTGTTAACCCATTCTGTGCAAAAACTGCTAAAGCTGTTGATGTATCTTTAAATGTCATACCTGCCCCTGCGGCAACTGCTGCGGAAGCTGATAGGCCATATTTTAGTTCATGCACGTCTGTGGCTGAAGCATTAGCAGCCCCTGCAAGTAAATTGGCAGCATCTGTAACACTTAAACCATCCTTTTTAAATGCATTCAATGCGGTAGAAGCAATTTCAGCCGCTTCACCTAACTCTAATTCTCCTGCTGCCGCTAAGTTTAATGCTCCTTCTAATCCACCATTGATAATGTCCTTTAAACTAACACCGGCTTTTATTAATTCTTCAATCCCTTTTCCAGCTTCAACAGAAGAATATTTCGTATCTTCCCCATATTTAACAGCTAATTCGGAGAGTTTACTCATTTCTTGTCCCGTTGCACCCGATACAGCCTTTATATTAGCCATCTGTTGTTCAAAGTTCATTGATTCTTCCACAGCTGATTTTAGACCTCGACCAATTGCATAAGTCATACCACCAAATACCATGCCAATCTGCATTCCGGCATTCTGCAAATGATTACCTAATGACTCCATTCGATTCCCAAAGTTAAGCAATCTATTTCCCTGTTCTTCTAACTCACGATTAGACTGTTGTAATTGTGTTTCAAATCGATTTAGTTCACCTGTTGCTCGATGGATTTGCTCGGCATATCGTTGTGCTGATTGACTCGCTTCTCCTTCTTCTGCCTTGGCCCGGTTATATGCTGATTGAAGTTCTCTAATTTTTTCTTTCTGTTTATCTACCATACGAGATAAAACATCAATTTTAGCTCGTGTTTGTTCAGTTGCATTAGAAAAACCACCCATGCCTGTTGTAGCGGACTGGAATTCAGCTTGTAAAGCTTTTAAAGAGTTGTTTAACTTATCCATTCCTTTTTGTTCAGCTTGACGGTTTACTTGTTTTAATTCATTTTCAAATCTATTTAAATCAGCAACAGCTCTATTAACTTGTGAAGCATATCGCTGGGTTGCTGCATCATTTTCACCTAATTTAGCCTTATTTTGATCATAGGCTTGTCTTAATGCTCTAACTTTCTCTTTTTGCGCTTCAATCAGTCTGTTAAGTGCATCTGTTTTAGCACGTGTTTGGTCACTAGCGTTAGCGAAGCCACCCATACCAGTACTGATGGATTTCAATTCGTTCTGTAATGTTCTTACGGCACGTCCTGAATTTGCTATACCTTGACGAAAATTCACATTATCAAGGGACAGCCTAACGACTAAATTATTCATTTCATTCGCCATCATCTTCCCCCTCCTTAGATAATGTTTTCTGCTGGAACTTCAATTTCATTCGAATTCTGATTTTGGCTATTCGATTCACCTTGTTCATGATATTTCTGATTCAACCTTAAATAATGCCAAATATCCATTTCATTATCGATGTGATGATGTTTATATCCTTGGCGTAATAAAGAGAGGTAGAGCTCATCCATAAACTCACTGAATGTTAGCCCTCCTCCCTCTACGCGTTTGGGTTTTCTTCTTCTCCAGGTCCAGAATTACCACCAGCCGCATCCACTGTTTCATTAATAATTGCATTAATTACATCGGAAGTAGTCGATAAGAATTTACGTGCATCCACACCATCCCAATATTGATCTAATGTAAATTGTCCACCGTATACTTTCACTACAAATTTGACCATTTTATCCATATCCTCTGGACCAGGATTATTTGGAATTTCAGCAAGCTCAGGTGCCTGACGGATTAGACGAGCTGGAATGAACTCCGGTAAATTAAAAGTTTCATTTTCCTTATTGATTCGTAAAGTTAATTTCATAGTTTATTCCTCCTTAGTTAATAAAAAAGAGAGAGCTTTTGCTCCCCCTTACTTTCCTGTTGGTGGTGTTACTGGTTTTTCATATACCTTTTTAAACCAATTATCACCAACGGCTTTTGTGAACGTAGGTTCATCAGCATCAGCCGTAAATTTCGGTCTATCATCAAAATCACGTTCAATGAACGATCCTTTAAGTTTTGTAGTTTGGAAGTTCGGTTTATCCTTCTTAGTTTCGGCTTCTTCTTCCTCTTGCGAAAGCTTCCCTTTTAACAACCAAACATATCGATATTTCCCGTTACCCTTTAAGAAACGCCATCCAATTGCCAAATATGGTTTATCACCTTCGCGCTTTTCATCTAATACACCATCTATAACTTCTGGATATCCTTCAATATCTGCTTTTGCTGATAATGAAAGTCCACGAACTTCAATTTCAACTTCTACTTCTCCATCAGATTCGGCAATCTCTGATTTTTTGTTATCACTCCACATAATTTCTGAAGCTACTTTTTTAGATGTTTTAACCTTTACTGCCCCTTCTAATTTTTTTACATCCCCATATGAAACACCTGACGCATCATCTTTTACTAGTTTTGCATAAACAAGACTATCTACACCGACAGTCGAACTAATTGTAATAATTTCTCCAGCCATCTATAACTCCACTCCTTTCGCGAACCTCATCGCGTAATGAAAAATTTGTGTATCATCTTCGTATAAATCAGCAACCGCATAACGTGAGAAACCAATACTTTTCATGATTTCATTCACTTTTTGATGGATTGCTGTTGTACTACCTTTTGACCAAATATCGATTTGGAATGTGATTTCACTTTCACTTTCATCATTATCCGCAAACCCATCTGGCCTATTGTCTAATTCAAAAAATGTAATCCGTGGAAACTCTTCAGCATTTTTGGCTTTACGATAATAAATACGTCTTCCACCTAATAAGGAAACAAGCTCCTGATTATTTTCAAGAGCTTGCACGATTTCAGGTCGTAAATTTATCATACATTCAGCCTCATCTCATTCTTTAAGATGTCTGTCATAGCACGTACTGCATCCGCTTTAGAAGCGTTAAAACCTGGTTCTATAAATGGATGTGCCGGCATTTTAGAAGTACCCCACTCTAAAAATTTCCCATAAAAATATGGAGAACGATCCGCTTTGTCTATTCCAATCTTGATCGTTTTCACACCATTTTCCATTCGCGCCTTTGTAACCCGTATATTATCAAGCAAATGTTGGCCTGTACGCCAAGGTTCACTTTTGGACGGTTTCTTAGGGCTTGAACTCCTCGGTTCACTTCTTTCAGCAATGGCTTTTCGAATTTGCTCACCACCAGCCGCAAGTGCTCTATCTTCAATCTTTTCTCCACGTAAACCCATTTGTTCTAATTCAGATATCAAGCGATCAAAGCCTAAAAAATCAACACCATCAGCCATTCATTCCACCACGCTTCCACATAATTGATAAGGTGTGTTTTTCAGTTGGAATAACTGAAACAATGTCATACATTACGTTCTTATATTTAATCTTCATATCAGCATTCACATCAGCACGATATCGGATTTCTGTTTCACCTTGAATTTCGCTATTAGCTGCCGCTGCTTCAAAGTATTTTCTTCCTTTTAAAAAAATAAAAGAGCCCCATACAGTAAAGGAATCCTTGTAACCTTCTATTGGATAACCGTCTGGGCTCTTTGCTTCATCGTCTTTCACTTGAAATGTAAGACGTTTATCTAATTTACCTGGATTCACTTGAATCACCACCACAATATTGCAACTGAACTAATATCGACTGCAAACTAAATGCCAATTGTTCAGCTTTTCCAACTGCTTCACGGTTTTCATGCCAATGAGCAATTAAAATACGAGCTGCTAATTTAGCAAGCTCGCTTTTTAAGTCCACATTTTTACTTGTAGCATTTTTAATATATATTTCAGCTGCTATTACGAAAGATGTAATGAGATCGTCCTCCTCATCACCATCCACACGAAGATACTTTTTCGCTTCCTCTAATGTTAGTACCAAGAAGGACACCTCCTACCTTATTAAGCCCCTGTTTTAGGCGCAATCGTAATTTGCCCATACACAACTGCTTCTTGGTCCCATAATGTAACATCTTCACGTTCGATTGCTCGAAACTCAGAAGTGTTTGTTCTCCAAGCATTTCCGCCTTCTTTGGTCATATCAATAGATAATTGTTTTCTATCCCAAAGAATAACTGCCTCTTTTAAGTCACCAACAATGAAAGGTGCTTTTCCGTCTTTATCTGTAGCAATTGTTTTATTAGACAAAACAATAACGGGCTTACCGGAAAATAACTTACGAGTTAGATTTGTTGGATCTGGTTGAAGTAGTGGACGTCCATTTTTATCTTCTAATTGATCTAAGTAATTAAATCCATCTTGGTTTGTAAAAATGTTAGCTGCTGCTGCAAATATTGGATCTAGTGTAACGTTTAATGTTGTTTTAAGACCGTTATAATCCTTTAAATCAACTTTTGTTAGTTTATTGATTTCTTGTAAAATCAAATAGTTTCGAGTTGCAATAGATTTTTTCGCGATCCATTGACGTAAATAACTTTCTAAAGCTTGATCTGTATCATCTAACAAATCATTTGGTACTGGTAAAAAGCCTGCATAATCCTCAATTGCATAAGATAAACGATCGAATTCAGGAGAAGCAATTTCTTGCATTGCATTTGGCTTACCATACTCAGATAATGGCGCAAAAGGTGTAGATGCTGCACGTTTTTCTAGTGTACGGGCTCCCTTGTTTGTTGATACAGGTTGTACATTTACATATTGTTCTAGGCTATCAACCGTTTGTTTTAATTGATTAATAGTTGTCGTAATATCTTCTGGAACAATATAGCCACCATCTTTACCTGAATTCTCAGATAAGGCCGCTTTGTATTCCTGCATAACGCTTGCTTCTTCATGACTTAAATTTTGACCACGGATAGCTTTCATAAATACTTCTTTGTACGATGGATCTTCATTTTTAACTGATGATGGAGGCAAAACTCCTGCTTGTGAATTTACAGGGTCAGAAACTTGAATTTGCATCATTGCTAGATAGTTATCCAATTCATTTTTCGCGCTTTTCGCTTCCTCAATTTTTGCCTTTGCATCTTCATATTTACCGCTATTGTTAAATTCTTCTGCTTTCGCTTTTAAATCAGCAACTTTTTGACGTAACTCTTGTTCACGTTTATCCATTCGGTATTTCCTCCTTGTTTTGGCACAAAAATAGACCTATAGCTCTAACAGGTCTAGTGCGTTTTGTATTTTTAATTGTTCGTTATTATCCTTCTTTGGAATAGAAGGAGCCTTTGCTACAATCTTATTTGGTGTTTTTTGATATTTATCAAAGTAATCACTGCTACAAGCTGCGATGTCTTTCGCTTCTATAACTTCAATATTGAAGTATTTTTCAGCTTCTTCACCACTTAACCAAGTCTCAGCATCTACTAATTGTTGAATTTCTTCAATTTCAACGCCTTCTTTTAAGTTTTCTTTGTATACATTCATGATTCCTGACTCGATGTTATCAAGGTCCTCTGCTGCTTTTCGGAAATCAATTGCATTTCCAGCTGCATATGTCCAAGGCTTATGAATCATTAAGAAAGCATTAGAAGGGACAACAACACGATCACCAGCCAGGGCGATTACGGAAGCGATAGAAGCTGCAACACCATCTACATAAACAGTTTTCTGAGCCTTATTGCGCTTTAACATGTTATAAATGGCTAAACCAGCAAATACAGAACCACCACCACTATTTACATAAATATTAAGGTTACTTTTATCATCCAATTGCCCTAAAATGTTTTTTACATCATCCGGCATAATATCAGAATCATCCCATTTCCAACCTGTATTATTTATGATGTCACCATAGATAAATAGATCTGCTGACGATTCCGTTTGATTTTTAATAGTAAATACGTCTTTAATCGTCCTCACCTCCCTTCTGTAGTGCCCCTCCATTAGCTTTCGCTAATTGGTATTCATCGGCAATCTCAATAGATACATGGTTTAAGTCAACGCGATGTTTATCACCGTATTCCCCAATCCCGTCCATGTCCTCTAGTTCCAGCACCTTATTAATAGAAAATGCACCAGCATCTAACATAATTTTGTAGAATTCTGCTCGTGATTTAGAATCAGCACGTAATAAGCTTGTCAGATTAAACTTTAGATAATATCGTTTTTGTTCATTAAAAGAAAAAGCTTTATAAGAAAATTCTTCTTCATACTGTATAAGAATTGGGCTCAAAGTATTTTGAATAAAATCTAACGCCTGTTGCTCAATATTGGAGAAAGTAGCACGATCTAACTCATTAATCATGTGCAACGGAATATTAAAGATATTTGCAATCTCGCCCTTATCAAATTTCATACCTTCAATAAATTGGGCATCCTTTAAAGGCATACCAACCTTCTCAAATTCTAAACCAGCATCTAAAATGGCAATCCTTTGAGCATTATTTAATCCTGTATTTGCCTCTTCCCATGCATCACGAAGTACTTCTTTTGCCTCTTTGCCAAGTGCTTGTTGCGTTTTTAATATTCCGCTATGCGCTGCACCGTTTGTAAAGAACTTACCTTTAAACTTCTGTGCCGCCTGTGAGCTACCTATAGACTCCCTTGCAATTTGAATAGGGGGTTTCCCCTTTAGACCATCAGTAGACAATGTTGTAAGATGAATAATGTCATCATCAGGTATTTTTATAGGTGTGCCGTCTGGCAAACTAGTGAAATACCATAGCTTATTGGTCTTTAGGTCCACAGTGGGCGTTGTAACAGCTGGATTCAGTACCCATAATTCTTTTGGTCTTCCATCCACACCCCAATGAATATTGATGTAGGCATTTCCCCATGTATTACGGTGTGTTTCAATTAAATGTTTGAATTTGAATGGGCTTTGATAAGGATTGGGTCTTCTTTCTAGAACAAAATACACTTGATGTGCCTTATCCCGTTCCCTTCCCTTCGCTGTCTTTTTAAACGTTTGAAACGGAAGCATCGCAACACTATTTGCAAGGATATTAATACACCGATAAACTGTTGGAACACCTAAAGAGGACTCAACCGTTACCTTTTCACCGCTTGCGGCTTGATATCCAAATAAACTTTTAAACCAAGGAGAAGGATTTTTTAAATCTGTCGTATCCTGATTTCTAAATAACTGCCGAAAAATCAAATGTTTCACCTCCTTTCTATCTTCTTATCATTACCACCCCCATCATTGTGAGAATAATCCCTAACAGATACCATCCATAAATCGGATTAATAAAAAAAGTCGTCCCTACAATGATGGACAACCCTGAAATTAATAGAATATCCTCTAAAATACTTATAAAAAATAATAAGAATCGCATGTAATTCCCCCTAGAATGAGAAATCTTGACTTAAAATATAGGAATTTAAGTCCATTTCACCAGAATTGAGCATGCATCGAACATGTGAGTTAATGACAGCTGCTATCGGATCAATTCTTTCCGTTGTTTTCGACTTGTCCAACATGATATTTTCGTTAGCATCCTGTTTTGTTATAGCATTACTAGTTGCCCAGTTCAGTACCGGGTTGTTGTTATGGATGACCTTCTTTTGATACACTTGTTCACGAAAATCCTTTGTAGGCCCTGATAAAGTTGCCATACCTTGACGTATTTCTATCATGGTATACCCTTCCGCCTCCATGTCTTGCATAAATTGCGTTGCGTTCCATGGATCAGCACATATTTCTTTAATCTTAAATTTATGATCTTTTTCCATATTTCTAATATGCGTTTTAATATATTCGTAATCAACTACTGCACCAGGTGTTGTTGTGATCCATTTTTGTTGTACCCACAGATCATAAGGGACTTTATCCGTTTGCCTCTTTTCAGCTAACGTATCTTCTGGCATAAAACTATGACTAATTACGATATACTTATCATCCTTTTTAAACTCAAATGAAATACTTGTTAAGTCAATTTTTGCTGATAAATCGACACCTACTGTGCATTCCAACCCTTTTAATTCGGATAATTCCACAGTTTCTTTGCAATCCTTCCATTTTTGCATATCCATGTAGCCATTTTCTTTCATATCCACCCATCTATTCATGTTTTTCGTAAGATAATTACGCATTTTCTCAGGTACATCAAGAGCTGATTGAAGTTCTCCTTTTAAAAAAGAACGCCCTTCTTCATAACTACATAGGATTGGATTTGCTTTCTCCCACACTTCTGGATTCGTAATCTCATCATCTTTATCTAACTCATTAACCATGACAAAGTATTCTTCGTTTTCAATATCAATATTAGGGTCCAAAATCTTAGAAACATATTGATACTCCACACGATAGCAAGGATGACTTAAATTAAAACCAGCTGTCGTTATAATCATCATGAGTGGATTTGGACGAGCACCCGAACCTGATACCAGAACATCATAAATTTCAGAAGTAGGATGTGCATGGTATTCATCAATAATTCCACACTGAACATTCAGTCCATCACCAGATTTCCCAGCATCTTTTGATAGTGCTGAAATAAAAGAATCTGTTTTAAGATGTTCAATTTTCCCATAAGCAATATTGAATTTTCCTTTTAAATCCTCACATCCATTCATTTGCGCTTTAATTTCATTCCAAACAATTTTACTTTGTTCGGTTTTCGTAGCTCCAATGTAGACTTCTGACATATTTTCGCCAAATGCCATTGCTTCATAAGAGCCTACACACGCTAAAGATTGAGACTTTGCGTTTTTACGCCCAACTTGCCAATATGCCTTTTTAAATCGCCTTAATCCCGTATTACGATGAACCCATCCGTAAATATTGCTAAACACAAAAATTTGTATCGAATGTGGTTCAATTCTCTGACCTGCTAACTTTCCTTTTGTATGTTTAAAAAGAGACATCCACTTTAGGAAACGAAGTGCTTTTTCTTCCTTAAAAACATATGGAAAATCTTCAGAACCTTCACGTTCGATATCTCTTAAAAATCGTTTACAAGCTTGTTTATGCTTCTGACAAGCAACAACTTCATCATTCAGTACATCATCACAGTAGTCCAACATCCATTGTCTGATCATGTTATACGTCAAACTCCTTTTCTACATTTGTTTTCGGACCTTGTTTTATATTTGGAATGACAATTTTCGCTCTTGCACTCGGTGTGAGACCAAACTCAACAGCCAAACCTTTCATTTGTTCATGCAATTGCTTCTTCTTTGTAAGTAGTGGATGTGGAACTTTATTAGTTTCAGCTGCCTTATTGGTATATTCAACAAGAAGTCCTTCTTCTCGGATAATTTTGGTGCATTCAACATAGTCAGAATAAGCATCACAATACGTTGCTAATGCATTCACATCTATGTTTGTAATAACATCTAACTCTAGTAATTCACCAGCAATCCGTCTAAATTCTTTCTTTGCAACTGAATCTAACCACGTTGGTGGTTTTACCTTGTCCTTTTTTGCTTGTAACTGTTTTTCGGCTTTTAATCGCTGCTCAATTTCATCTTTTGTCAATCGATTTGTATTACCTTCTAATAAATGCAAATGAATCGGTTTCGCTTTCCTTCCTATGTGAACCACCTCCCTCGGCTGAACCCCCTTTTATGGAATAAAACGAACTTTTTGCACGGAAAGCTAGGCGGCGGTCTCCAGGAAGTCGCCTTTTGCTTTTTCATAGTGGGGGGTTGCTTATGATTTTTTTCTTTCGAATTATTTTTTGTTTTTCTTCTCATCTTCTTTTGTTTTCTTGTTATGGCAAGCATGACAAAGCGTTTGTAAATTAGATGGCTCTAGTCGTTTCGACCAATCAACACGGATAGGAATGATATGATCGACTACATCACCTATCTTAATGATGTCCTTACTTCTACATTGAACACATAAGCCATGATCTCTACGATAAATAAGCTCACGCATATCCTTCCACAATCTTGAGTTGTAGAATGAACGTGAGATTTTGTTTCGAATATGTTTGTCATAATATTTTACTGTTTCTTTTTCCTTTTCGATATGTTTAGCACAATACTTATCCCGTGTTAGTTCGTTGCAACCTAACGACTTACACGGCTTGAATGGTTTACTTGGCACCTTCCATCCTCTTCCTCAACCGTTTCATTTCATCCTCGATGCTAAGATTCTTCTTATTAATCCGTTCGTGGTACTTAGCAATGTCCGCTTGATACCTACGAATCTTATCGTTCACATATGCAGCAACATGTTCATTTTTACAATGAGGACAAATAAAGAAACACTTCTCAATTCTTTTTGGAATTTGCTCTAGTTGTGGTTGCATATCATAATCCTTATTACAATTAGAACAATAGACTTGCATCTATCATCACTCCCTATTCTAAACAAATTCATCCATTGCCTTACCAAGCAAACTAATCATCGCTTCTCTCTTTTGCCTTGGTGTTGTATTATCTTCCAACTCATTAAATATTGGAATTACACTTTCTAATTTCTGTTTATCAATACATTCATTTACAAGGTCCTGTCCTAACATTGAAATGAATGTACCAATTGCAACCGCTTGTTCTTGTTTTGTTAGTTTCATTATTCGTCACCCTTTTCGATTAAATGCTCCAAACCTTATAACGCTTCTCCACCATTCACGCATATCATCACATTTCTTAAAATAGTAATTACAGCATCTAATGATTGGATTTTATTTGGACCAATCTTATATTGCTTTAAAGGTTTAAGTGTCATTGTTTTACCTTCCATCATTCATCCTCCTTCAAAATAAAAATTTCTAATTAAATGCTTTGATTACCAATTGTTTTCCTATTCTATAATTTGTAGGATTACCTTCTTTTTTGTCGAATTTGTAGAATGTAAGGAGGTGATAACATGAAATTAAATCAAGATTGTATTCGTTCTGTTCTTTTGGAACTAGAAGAAAAATTAAACCTAGGTCAACACATTCATCTTCATCAATTAAAAGAATTTAATACTTTTAACAAATACGGCGAAAACGAATCTATATACGCCATTTTAAAACTTATAGAAGCTGGATACATAAACGGCTCTTACCAGTTTGATGGAGATGAAATTTATGCTCTAGGAATAGGATCGATTACTTTTTCAGGGCATGAATTCCTAGATACTATTAGAGATTCAAAAGTTTGGGCTAAAACAAAAGAACTTACTAAAAAGTTATCTAGTGTTCCTTTAAGTGTACTCTCAGCAACAGCTGTAAAAGTGACAACTGGTTTTATAGGATTATCTTAACTATGTTCACCATTTAAGTACCCGTGTTTACTTAGAAACCGTTCAAATTCTTCTAAAAATATCTTGTACTTATTTGGCGAATAATCATTACTCATAAAAGTCAGTTCAAGATTGAGCTGACTTTTCATTTCGGTTCCTATAGTCGGATTGTCAATAGAATACCCTTTCACCCAAACTGCTGTATGTATATCCAATTTTTCTGTCAAAACCGGCCTATGGTATGCCGTCATATAAACCATCCTCTCCAAAATAAAAAAGCACCCAAATGGATGCTTTGATTTATATTATTAATTCAATTACGGTACGTGAAGTTTTAAATTTCTTCCAATCACCTAATAATGATTTGCTGATATTCATCATCAATATTAAGTAACTGGAAGAAGAGCAAAAGCTCTCCTTAATAACGGTACCATTCAATCGTTACCATCTGCTGGTTTCGGATTTTATGTGCGCCATTATGAAACCGTCTAGACAACATATAGATTATAAAGGAATCTTTATGAGTTGTGTTTTCCGCCACTTCTCACAATACAAATATATCACGTTGCTTCCAAAACAACCGGCACATTTACTGCCAAAAAGCGGTCACGACTCTGCCACTATTTTAATTTCTAACAAGACTCGTATCAAAGTACTTTATTACTAATGTAGATTTGAGCAATTGAAACAGTTTTAATATATCTGTCTTAGTAATTGCATCGTAATCATGGAAACCATGTGCTATTGAATTACGATTAAGTTCTTGGCATAATTCTTTTGGAACGCCAACAAACGTTTTATGTAACATCCGAATTACTGAGAGTGAAAAAACTTTAGTAAATTGTTCTTCTTCTATCTCGCTATATTTTTCAGGACTAATTGCTTTAGTAACCCTAAATATTATTGGTTTTTGTCTAACTGACACCATATCTGCATTTATGTTACCATCACCCCAAGTTGCAAGAACATGTTCAAATGCGGCAAACAATGGCATAGCACATAATTTATAATATCCTCCTTTAAACGCTTCATAAGTCTCTTGTATTAAAGTTGCATGAAGTTCGTACATAGGATCTTTGACAATCTCTTCTACGTATGAATCAAGATTTTTACTAACATATTCTGAGATATGTTCTTGATCCATCTCATCCTCTTCAACTGCATCAAGAATTTCAAAATCTAGACACCAAAAATTCTCTTCATGTTCTTTCAATAACATATCAATTTCCTTTATGCGCTCTGCTGCTGCATCACTAATTGATTCCCAATCAATGATGTTCATTAGACCTGTTATATGCTCATTCATCTCTGAAAAAACACCCATGTTTTCTATAAAACTATCATGCATGTCTATAACAGGTTGAGGTATCGCTCTTATAAGATCCATAGTACTTTGTTGTATATCTATAATAGCTTGTATACTCTTGTTTAGCTGAGTTCCTTTTTGCACCTCTTTTCTTACTTCTTCTCTTAACCTTTCTTTTATCTTATTGCGCTTATATTCTTCATCATTTTCTCTCATTATTCACACCCCTTTCTTTAACATTCTATCATTTAAATAAATTAGGATGTATTTTTTGCATCTACTTACCCATATCTTATATTGTGTGTAACTAACCCCTTCGCTGAATCCCTTGGTATCATTGATTTTATTTCACTTTCTCTTTTGAGTTACACAGTACGAAAATTATGAGTAACTGTATAGTGATACCACCAACATTTTGCAAAATAACCTACGCTATGCGTAAAAATAAAATAAGCTGCCTATGTGGACAGCTTATTTACATGATTATCGTTATAGCAAGCTAATTTTTAATATTTTGGGTCTCGCCACACACCCATCAAGCTAAGAAAAAACAATATCTCAAAACAAATAAATGAACTGGATTCTCATAGACAATTAACTGTGGGAAGATTTTTTTGTTTTGGGGTACTCAAAATATTAGCTTGATGAGCATGTATGGTAACCCCTATTACCATTTATTTAATTATCTTTAAGTTAATATTACATATTTCAGATATATTTTAATTATATTTTAATTATATAAGTAGTGCAAAAGAAGTTAGGCTTTGTTATCATGTTCTACGAATTAAAATTATTTCAAGGAGGTTTTTTTGTGTTTGGTATATTAAAAAAACACTGTCGATTCAATAAGATGTCGGCAATATCGTTAGGGATTTTTGTGCTTTATATGATTTTAAAGCAATTTATCACACTAGTTTATTTCATTAGTGATGAACAGTTTAGCGGGATGAGCATTTCGTTTGACGCAATTGATTTGTTAGTTGTTCTAATAATTTATTTTTATTATCGTAGATCTAAAGAGCCTTTTACAAATCAAAATAATTTTACGATGAGTTTGCCAAAAAGCTTACTTTTAGGTCTAGTACTAACTGTAGTATGTAAATTCCTACCGCTGTTACTAGCAGATTTTATAAGTTTTCAGTCATCTAATCAAGTTGAACTAGAAAGCCAAGTAACGTTACCCATTTTAGTTTTCGCATTTTCTGTTGCTCTGGTAGCACCCATTGGTGAAGAAATTGTCCATCGTGGTGTTATACAGCATGGAATTTTTAAAAATTCCTGGTTAGGTGTATTTGTTTCTTCAGCTATTTTTGCAAGTTTGCATGTTAGTCTTCTTTCTTTAGAAGCAATTCCATATTTCCTTCTGGGAATTGGTTTAGGTTGTACTTATAAGTTAACCGGGCGTTTATATGTGGGAATTATAATGCACATGATTAATAATTCGCTAGCAGTGATTGCTATTTACTATTTTTAAATAAAAGAATAAGAGGGAATATGCTACAGGTGAATACTAAGAAAAATAATTTGTTAATATCTTAACTCTATTTCAGACCGAACCGTCCGGTTTGAATCTGTGGTTCGAAGTACGAATTATAGTAATATACGTCGTCTATATTTTGAGTGCCCCAATAATGGGGTCTCTTTTATTAAAGATTCGAGAAGTATTACACTATCTTCATCCCCTTGTTTTGTTGATATTTGTAATTCTAGAAATACCTACATACTTTTAATTGCTATTTGATACAGGGTGTTTACCAGAAATTAGATTCTCGTTTTGGCTGCTTAGCTTTGATTTCATATTTTGGGTAGTGACAGGGTCGCTGTCATAAACTTGATGTGTTTATTCCACACCCATCAAGCTAAGAAAAACAAATATCTCAAAACAAAAAGTTGACATAACGTTTCATTATCGGTAGGGAGGAAACTATACTCTCACCAAGAAACCTTTTTTTGTTCTATGGATCTATACATTTTTATACATTCCTACCCTAGCGCAGTTTTAGGGTTCTTGTTTGTTACTAGAACTGTATAAAATCTTGATACTCTTAGCCTGAGTTTTTTCAAAAATGCTATAATACCCCTAGATTTAAAAAGAAATAAGCGGTGATTAGATTTTAAACCTAGTCATCGCTTTATCCATTGCATCTTGGTTAACACCTATATAACGTAACGTGACCTTCTCTGACGAGTGATTGAATATCTCCATGAGTAATGCTATGTTTTTCGTTTGCATGTACATGTGATACCCGTACGTCTTTCTTAAGGTATGTGTGCCTATTTCATCTAATCCGAATTCTGCCGCTGCTCCACTTAATATCTTATATGCCATGCTACGACCAATTGGACGGTTCCTCCCTTGTCTACTTTGCAATAAGTACTCATTATCTTCCCTTTCTTCAATAAACCATTTAAGTTCTCTTTTCAGTGCTGCAGTAATTTGTATTCGTTTCTGTTTCCCTGTTTTCTTTTCTCTCATAGATATATGACTACCTTTCACATCTCCTACTTTCAATTTCAAAATGTCCGAGATTCTCAGTCCTGTATTGATTCCCATAATGAAGAGAATGTAATTACGTAAGCTCTTTTCCTTGAAATAATCTTTTAGCTGCTGTATTTGCTCTGGATCACGTATTGGCTGAACAAAATTCATTATTCATTACCTCCAATTTCTTCAGTCTCATAAACTTCTAATCTAAGAGCAAAAGCAAGTTTATAAAATACTCTAGACTTAACACGTCGATAAGTGCGCTCGCTCATGCCGATTTCGTTATATACCATATAATCACATATATCTTCATCTTCTAAATAACGCTTAATGATGATGTCTCTTTGATCCTTTCCTGCACGCCCATTACCCAAACGACTAAGAAACTGGTCAATACGAAATGATGTTTGCTTAATCCATTCTTCTCTTTTATTTTGTTGAATATTAGCTATTGCTACATCTTCTAGTGGCTTCCCTACATCATTTGTAGGTCCGTGATATCTAATTTCATAAGAAGGGGTGACTTTCATTTCTTCACGCATCATTCCAAACTGTCTATATAAACGTACATTTTCAAGAACACCTTCTAATTTTTTCTGCGTTGCTACTCTATCGATTTTTGGTAAGAAAGATAATTGTTTAGTCATGTAAGACCACTCCTTATTATTTTTTATTACTTTTGTCTTAATGCTCCGCGTCTACGTTCATAACAAGGTCTATGCATCCCCATTAAATCCTCAATTTCACGAGTACTTAATTTCTCTTTTGGTTCTTTCCTCTTTTCTTGCTTGGACTTCTTTTTCCATTCATGTAACTGATCTTTTAACCCCTTCATTACCCCATCCCCCTTTTTAAAATAAAAAGGACACCGATTCCTAAAACAGCTTTAATTGCTGCTTTAATGAATTGGTGTCCTCTAGTTTTCTAGCCGGACTATATTTATTTCATAATACTTGTCTGTATAAACAGATTCCTCCAAGCTTTATCTATTCTGTCTTTCTCATATTTTTGTATAACCTTTGTACGACGAGCAATTGCTTTTTTTAGTTTCTTTTTCTTTAAATTATTCAATCTTCTCACTCCTTCTTATGAAACAGTTTTGTCCATTTTGGTTCGTTTTCATTACTTTAATGCCTTATTACATTCAAAAAAATGCTCAAATGGAAATTGTGCCTATATAATTTCAAAAGGATTATTTTATTAAGTTATGTTTCTTTAACAAAAACCAAGTCTCCATGCCTTTTACATCTCTCTCGTGCACTGGCATTACATATATCTCTTCATTTATTAACAGTTGGAACTCTACACATTGTTTTTCTTTGTTCCATCCGTAAGATGCCATTGGAACCATTTTCGGCTCTGTTTTCCCTTCCATTTCTCTTCCTCCCCTGAATAAAACTCAATATTCCGTTCATACTATAAATACACTTGAGTTCTGAACTTCCTTCTTAACGTTTTTTCGGAGAGCAGTTAGCTTTTGCTAGCTGCTCTTTTAATTACACATTTTTGTCTTAACACTCATATATTATTGAGAATTAAAAAATCATTTCATGTATAAAGGGAAAGTATTCTTTTTCATTACTCCACTCCCTCTTTAAATACCACTGTTTGAATAAGGTGTTTAAAGAGGGAATACATTTAAAAATCTTGGTTACACTGTAAACAGGCTCGTGAATAGCCAATTTTACTAATACCCACTCTATGTCTATTACCTTGGGCCGAGCAATTAGCAAAAGCTAATTGCTCTTTTATATTGAGTTAATAATAAAATTTAGGTCTTATTCCTTTTCTACATCATATATTTTTAACCTAACCATCCAGCTCAAAGTGTTACCTCCTATCTTAAAGAGCACTGATGCATGGTGCTCTTTTTAGTTTCCTTATTTCTACAAAATGAAATTTTATACAAAATACACACAACTAAATTCACATAATTTCATATGATATATTGCATCATTTCTTTTTAGAATGGATAGTCGTTACAGAAGGGCGCTTTCCGAAGCGCTCTTTTTTAATATCCCCTGCACTAAATAATTTTTGAATTATATCTTAATTTCGAGAACACTCACAAGTCATAGGTTTACAATAAGTCTTGGTCAGAAGAGCACTTAGATATGGTGCTCTTTTTGGTATGGAATTTAAAATAGAGGCTTGCTCTTAAAACCTATTATGTAATTTTCATAGGTTTTTTCCTTACACCCCTGTGTCTATTTACTCATAAGTTGTTAAAGTATAAATATAAATTGATAGTTAATTTATAAGGGAGGTGTAAAAATGAGTAAATTTAAAAAGCATTGTTGTCACATACCCTTTCCTTTACCTCAAATAGGGCCTACTGGATTAACCGGTGCTACTGGACCTTCGGGACCTACTGGAGCTACCGGACCTTCAGGTGGACCTCGGGGACCTACCGGACCTACTGGAATTCAAGGTAACCTGGGACCTACTGGACCTCAAGGTATTTCTGGACCTCAAGGGATTCCTGGGATTTCTGGATCTATTGGTCCAACTGGACCTTCTGGAATTCAAGGTATCCAAGGCACCCAAGGCATTCCTGGCATTCAAGGCCCTATTGGACCCACTGGAATAACGGGGGTCACTGGAATTCAAGGGATTCCTGGTATTCAAGGGATTCCTGGCATTCAAGGCATTCAAGGGATTCCTGGCCCGACCGGACCTCAAGGGATTCCTGGCATTCCTGGTTCTGTAGGTCCAACTGGACCTTCTGGAGTTGTTGGACCTACCGGTCCTTCCGGGGGACCGCCAGGACCAACGGGCCCGACTGGACCTTCCGGGGGACCACCAGGACCAACCGGAGTGACTGGCCCCACTGGACCAACTGGGTCACCAGGACCAACCGGACTTCAAGGTATCCAAGGTATCCAAGGCATTCCTGGCCCCACTGGACCTCAAGGAAGTCAAGGGATTCAGGGGATTCAAGGTGATCCAGGGCCTATTGGTCCTATTGGACCCACTGGAATAACTGGGGCAACTGGAATTCAGGGTATCCAAGGTATTCAAGGTAATCAAGGACTTATTGGACCTATCGGCCCGACTGGCCCAACTGGGCTTCAAGGTATCCAAGGCATCCAAGGCATTCCTGGGCCTACTGGATTACCAGGAACCGCTGGAGCTACCGGACCTACTGGGCCTGCCGGTCTTACAGTATCTGGCTTATCCCAGTATGCTTATGTTTTCAATACAGCAGCTCAAGTTGTTGCCTTAGAAGCACCTATTCTTTTTAATTCACACGGTAGAATCACATCCGGTTTTACTCATACGCTCGGAACTTCTCAGATGACAGTTATTAATGCTGGAGATTATAAAATTTCTTTTTCTGTATCAGGAGTTGAACCTAATCAATTTGCCCTCTTTTTAAATGGGGCTCCCGTTACCAACTCCATTTATGGATCAGGTGCAGGTACTCAACAAAACAATGGGCAAACAATTCTCACTTTAGCAGCAGGTGATATTATTACCCTTAATAATCATACTTCCGCTGCTGCGGTTACTTTGCAGACTTTGGCAGGTGGAACACAAACAAATATAAATGCTTCAATTGTAATTGAAAAGTTAGATTAATTTAATCATTTGTTTCCTGAAACTCTGTCAGTAAATAACCTGGGTTGGATTCTTTTTTCAACAAGCAGTTAGCTTTTGCTAGCTGCTCTTCTATTTTGTTCCTACTCCTATTTCCTAAAAAATCTTTACTTAATTCCTCCTTGAATAAAATCAATAATTCAGCATATAATATCTATGCATCTAGATTATTACCTTTGTATCGAGCAGTTAGACTGGGCTAACTGCTCTGTTATTTGTGACAAAATGAAATTTTTATACTAATCTTCTTCAAGCTCCGTAACAGTTATATAATTCCTAGCATTCTTTCGATTCGCTATTCTTCTTTGATACGCTGGCCTTGTATAAAAACGAACTGTTGCAGGAAGTACGCCCATATAATCAGCGCATTCCTGTATAGTTCCGATACATAGCAATGATTCACCTTTATAAACGACGTACTCCTTTAAGTTCATTTCTCAGTCTCCTTTTCTACTAAAATGAAGTTTTTATACGATTTTAAACACATTTAAAAATAAATTCATATGATATTATTCCTCTCTTTTACAAAATGGATTTTGGTCAGAAGAGCACTTTTACGAAGTGCTCTTTCCCATGGAATTAAAGCTCTACAAAATAGCGTTTTTATTGAAAAATCACTTTGATTCATTTTCTCTATGGTATAATCTGTATTATTTACTTTTCGAGAAGGGATAACGTAATGAGAGAATACTTTGGTTTCATTTCAATGTTTTTAACTGCGTTCTTATTTTTCAATCTGTATTTTGCCGGTCCTCCTCTAATTTTGATACCTATCTCAATTGTTTTGGCTATTTTGGCTCCGAAAGGTACAGCCAAAACATTTGCTTTTATTAGTTTAATAATTCTAGGCATTGTCTTCGCTTGCATATACATTCTCCTTTCTATGATTGGTTCGGGGTTAGCTGAAACTCATCTCAGATAATCCCTTTCTCTCAAATAACGATTTTATCTAAATCCATTCACTAATCTCAGACTTTGACATACAATAATAGTGCCTTTCTATATAATGTGAGTTCGTCACTGTCGTTATAATGAGGCATAAGGAGCGCTCTCGATTAGCGCTCTTTTTATTTAAACAAAGATTTCATTCTTAAATTACACCTATCTAAAAAACATACATATAATATCTTGGGTGTTCTTTTTCAACCTTATTTTTAGTCAGAGAGCACTTTTAAAAGTGCTCTTTTAATTTATTTAGATGTATCACGTTTTACATACAATAAACATAAAATGCAAAGAGCAGACAAGACATAGTTTTTATATAATCGTGTACATTTTTTGTACGCGATTTTTTAATTAAATAAGAATTTTGTTTAAGTTTCATTAACCTTATTGATTCCTTTGCATACAGTATTATCACAAGGAATTCCACAGGTGGCTCTGGTCCAGTTACCTTGAATTTCTTGCACACCTTGTGGGAAGAATCCGTTTATAACAAACGGGTTCTTTTATTTTTTCGTCATAAAATAACGCTTTTGTTTAGTTTTCTAATCCAACCACGACGCAAGGTGTATCATCCGACCAAACTGTTTCTTTCTCCTTGTAAATCTCTTCTAAAGTCTTATAGCTAGGGAAACCAATACATTCCCATTCGATATTTTCAGTTGGCTCCATTTCTTCAACTACTACATCATGAATATCTCCGTACTTCATAACATCCATTAAGTAATACCCAACCGCTTCAAACTTGTTCTTTGCTCGAATGACTTTAATATGATCACCGAATGCAAACATCACTTTGTAAAAGTTCATTTGTGCTACCGATGTTTTTTCAACACACTCTACAATTCCATCGTAATAACTTTCTTCTACCAAAAGGACTTTACCGACACCTTCAACGTTCATTTTCTCCCAGAGTGATTTATCTTCTTTAATATCAGTTAGCTTCATTCCCATTCCTCATTTCTGTACAAAATTCAAATTTGGTCTTACTTCACATCAACACGTGCTTTACTTGCTTCTCGACTAAAACCATCCGGATATCTTTTAGCTAATTTTGCGATATTCATTTGAGCGATATCTTCTAAGGTATATCCCATTTCATGAGACATGATCGAAATGTAGTACAAGATATCTCCCAGCTCTAAAGCGATTTTATGCGTATTCCCTTCTTCTTCTCCTGGACAATGAGCTGGATCAAATCCATGACCATGAAAAATAGCTTTTTTTACAATATCAGCAACCTCACCAGATTCTCCCGAAAGCCCTAATGCTGCATTTAAAACACGTCCACCAAAATCCTGATTTGTATTCCATGTACGTAATGCCGCTTCTTGATATTGATCTAATTCACAAATTTGATTGTTGCTCATAAAGGCTTGTCCTTCCTTTGATTTACTGATTAATTTAGTTACTTCCATAACGCTGTTTTTCATTGCTTTCATTTTGATTACCCCTTCCTATTTAGCAAATCCCTAATCCTATCGGACGATTTTCAATTAAATACTTATCAGCTTGATCTATTACAAGAAGCACAACTTCCGCTTGGTGTCTCCTTAACGCTTTGGCCATCTTCGGTAAGCTCATACCTTGACTCCACATTTCACGAAAACGTACTACATCTCTTTCATCCCAAATGAAGTTAGCTTCTTCTAAAGCAATGTATATTTTTAAACGTGATTCCTTCATCGCTTCATGACTTCTTGCTACACTCATAAGCGAACCTACTTTCTAAAAACGATTATTTTATCTTTTCAGTAAACTTAGTATCCACACGATCAACCTTACCGTTTATCCAAACCGCCACTTGCTCACCAAACCCACTTCCCGGTGGATTGAATGCTGTAACATTTCCATCCTTAACTATTAAAAGTTTGTTGCTGCTAACATCAATTTCTATTTTTCTCATATGTTCCTCTCCCTTTTACTACCGCATGTATTCGACAACATCAGGCTTAAATCCACTTCCTAAGTAAATCCGTACCGGAATTATTTCTTTTTTATCCCTTGCTGCCTTACACAATTCTTCAGCTGTATCCCAATTGAAAAACTTATCTACAGCTCTTTGAAATCTCCAAATAGCCATTACATATTGTTCAAAGATGTCATAACGATCATCTTGTTTAGTTGTGCATGGTAATTCATCCGTACATTTTGCATTCGTTGGAACTCGGACGCGTACATCAGCGTATTTAGTGCGTCCAGTTCCTCTCTTCACATTTGCCTTCATTACATCGAACTCACAAATTGCTGGCTCTACATCGAAAATGTTTAGTTGCTTAGGCATGTGCCATCCCACTCTTCTGAATAAGATCCAGTAATTCAATTACCCCTTCCTTGCTTAAAAACATTCTGCCACCTAGCAACTCTATGTTGGTTTCAGAAACTTCCCCCGTGACAAAGCATGACTTTTCATGTTTTCTTAAAACAATGTTTTTACCATCGACATGAAAATCTAGTGCGATTCCTTCGGTAATACCTAAAGTTCTGCGTAACTCTACTGGAATTACTACACGACCTAGCTCGTCCACTTTTCTTGCAACACCTGTGTATTTCATATCTTACTCCCCTTTAGTATTTTTATATTTATTTAGAATCTCATCCAAACGTTTCTTATTATTTTCAAAATCATCGCTTTGAGTTTGCTGTGGCTGCTGTATTGGCTCTTGTTCTTCTTGTTTGCGTAACCAATCCGGTACAACTTCCGTTCGTTTGGAATAACCTTTACCAGTACGTTTATTGTTTTTCTTACTCATTTCAAATCGAGTATCTAAAGCAGCAACATCATTTAATGTTTTTACTTTTTCCTTTTCCCAACTACTTAAAATACTGCGGATATATCTCCACTTTGGTACATTTTCATCAATTGCTTTATTAACAGCGTGAATAACTAATTCATTACCGAATCTATCGCAAAACTCACCTAATTCTTGAATTGCAATTTCACTTAAAGGAATTCCTTTTTCAAGTAAAAAGTTGTAACTAATTTTAAATTCTTGATCAATTAATTTCTGAGTTGAAGTAGCATCATCATCATTTATATTTGTAGTAATATTTGTAGTAATCTCTGTATTTGTCTTACGTTCTAGTGTAAGAGACTCTTCCGTTTTATCGTAAAAGGGTATTGCTTTAGAATGTAAGACCCTCTTGCTTTCTAAAGTAACAGGGCTATTACTTTTCAGTGTAGGAGGGTTACCATTTCCCCAATACATAATGGATATTTTCTGAACCATTTCAGGTACAGGTTCAACATACATAACGTTATTACACCTAGTTCCGTTAACAAGAATCGTCCTAAACTCAATTTTTATAAGTCCACGTTCTTTCAGAAAGTCACACGCTTCTTTTACTTGTCTTTTTGTAAATCCAAATGAATCGGCTAATTGTTGATAGCTCTTTTGAAGCGTGTCTGCCTTAAACTTTTGCTTATATTGAACTTGACTAGATTCTTCACTTCTTACTTCAGTAGGTTTATACCAATAAACAATTTCTCCTAAGATAGTAATTGCAACAATATTAGGTTTACCATTATCTAATGTAAGTGTTTTAAACCATCCATGATCTATAACATTGCCACGAAAATTTATTTGCCCTATTTGTAATACCTTGGTGTTCATAGTTTTCACTCCTTTTCATAAAACCAATGTGCTATCTCCCTATTTTCCGTGGTATACTTATAACAACTTATTTTTTGAAAAGGACCCACTGCAATGGGTCTTTTTACTTTGCTTCACATCACTCCAAGCCCATTGTTTTATCGGTTCATAAGTTATGTAAAACAAACATGAACCACATGCAATTAATATCGCTAATATAGCTAATGAGGTTATATCTTCCACTAAATCACCTCCTTTTGTGCTTCAAGCCAAGCTTCTAAATCCTTTTGCAAGAAAAGTAATTTACGTCCTTCCCTGATTACTGGAAAATGTGGGTGATTTGCTAATTCATACATTCTACAAACTGCTATATTGAGGTAAGCAGCTGCTTCTTTCACCCTCATTACCTTGTTTGGTTGTGATTGTTGTTGGAATGAAGCTAAAGCTGCTTGAATTTCTTCGCGAACAACTTCGCGGATTGACTCTTTAATGATTTGATCTAATCCCATTTTGTTTTGCTCCTTTCTAATTCACTTAACCAACCATAACTTAACTAAAAGTTAAGTTATGGACAAAAAATTTTAATTGCATCTAACTTCACTTTAAAAAACTCAGCAATTTTCACAATTAAATCATAATAAGGTCGACGCTTCCCGTTTTCTATATACCAATAATAAACTTCAGTAATACCAACGGCTTCAGCTACTTCCTTACATGTATATCCCTGTTCTACACGTAGCTGCTTTAGAGTTTTCATAAACAACTCCTCTCTTCCGTTTTTGTTGTTAATTACATAATAACTTAACCTAAAGTTAAGTTCAAGTGTTTCCCAAAACTTTTTCCAAAAAAATTACCTTTCCACTTAACTGATAGTTAATATATAATGACAGTGTGACACCATAATAGTAATTAAGAAAAAATAATTTCATATAAAATAAACTTGGGGTGTTTTTTATTATGTTTAGTCATGAGAGATTGAAATCATTAATTGAAAAGAAGAGCATCACCCAACAACAGTTAGCTGACGCAATTGGTGTTAGTCATGTTTCTGTTTATAATTATGTCGAGGGAAAAAAAGCACCCGGTACACGTACACTTCAGAAGATAGCAAATTATTTAAAAGTAACAACAGATTATTTGTTAGGTTTATCTGATTCACCAGATTTAACAGCGGGCGAAGACTTACAGTTAACAAAAGAAGCACACGAAATTCTTCAAATCATTAATGACTTACCTGAAGAACAACGAAAAAAAGCATTAGAGCAATTAGAGATGTTTGTGAACTACGAGAAATCTAAAGGAAATATGTAGTATAAAAAGACTATCCAAGAAAGTTAGATAGTCTTTTTTACATGACTTTTTCTTTTTTTGATTCACTCAAACAAATAGAAAATAATTTCTCTTTTGGATTATCTTCTTCTTGCAAAAGTAATAAAGCTTGTTTAATTAGATTAACTTCCCCTTCTTTACCCTTCATCTTCTTCGATCTCCCTCTTTTTATTTTTGGATTTTTTTTACAATAATTTCTTTTTTCTTCTTTCAGTAAAAAAAGAAATTTCTCCTAAAATTACAAATGACATCGTCAATTAAGACGATGTCATTTGTAATATATATATACCTTTATTATGTATTTTACCAGCCGCCACCAGGGTCAACCATCATGTGTTGAATTGTAGGTTTTGAATTATTTGTACTAGGCTTTTCTTTTATAGAATCAGTGTTAATGAATAATGTAGCAGCTATTAATAGCGCAGGAATGATTGTAATTATTTTTTTCATTATTTCACCTCTTTCCGAAGACAATTATACCAATTATTCAAATTAAACCCAAGTGTATTTTTGGTAAATTCGAATAGAATATATTCCCTGATTTTTGACACATCAAAAGAGAACGTTTCATTAACTCTTCTTTTTTTGTACCTTCATATGTTAAACCTAAATATGCAGTCTGTATGTCTGTTAATCTTCCATTCTTCTCATTTAATTGATTTAATAGTTTTCTCGCTTCAATCTTCTTACCTTGTTTAATCCTTAAATATGCTAATTCACCTGGATGGACAACATCTAAGCTACTAATTCCTTTATCATGATGAATCTTGAGAAATGATAATGTATGTTGCACCATTTTTCTTTTTCTCTCAATTCCATTAATTTTACTATCCCCTATCACTTCAAGAGTCTTTTCCAAATAATATTTTGCCTTCTCATATTCATTCGCTGAAAAAATATAAGATTCACCTAACTTTAAATATGCATTTACTTTTGGAAAAGAAAAAAAGTTATCCCATTCAAGATCATCTAATAGTTCCATGCTAAAATGCCTTGCTTCACTGACTTCACCACCCTGCAACGAAGTAACGGCAATGGCTTCTTTATATCGTAATTTATAACATTCTCGAATGTACCTATTACTTACTTTATTTATTTTTATTTCAAGAGATTTTAATCGCTCATTTAAAGAAGTAAAATTACCCGATTGATATTGCGCTTGACATAATAAAATTTCAATTAACACTTCCATCTCTGATGTTCTTATTGATTTACTTTCCAGGCTTAATGCCTTATGGTACTGTGTAGCATTAATCTCACCTATATATCGTCTATATATAATTCTATACACATTAGCAAATTCTCTATTTTCTGCTACCTTTGATTGTGATTCACTATTGATAATATTAATTAATAGATTAAACTTTCCCCTTAAAGCTAAATCCTCCATTGCCTCACGTAAGTTTTCTGATTTTGGTTTCGTTATATATATATAATCTGTTAATAAATTTTCTTGAACCTGTATGCCTTTGTTTAATAGGATGACTGTCTTAGAAAGAAAGCCAAAACTCATGTCTGTGTTACCTTTAAAAACTTTTGTAACAGTACTTGGCTTAACTCCCCAATAATTTGCGAGTTTATTTTTTCTTATTCCAGCTGCACATAACTCTTTTTCAATTTGATTTAGAGCTTTCCACATGTTTTGTCCCCCTTATTGGAACAAGACACACTTCCCTATCATGAAAACGCACCTTAATGATGAATTACATCTAAAAGTTGTGTTATACTAGCATGTTACGCATAGTCGTAACTGAAAGGCTCATGGCAAATGTTTTCCCTACTACAATTAGGGCAAACGGTGTAAAAGTGTTCCCAGCACAATTACACACGCTATGGGTCTTTTTCGTTCCGTCAAGTTATATTATTAAGAATATTCTATCACAAATAACCCAAACATCTATTCTCTTATATTCTGAAAATACTTGAGAAAGTTAAAAATACTAATATAAGTCTAGTTTTTTGACCGTTAAAAATATGCAATATTGCATTTGATAATCGGTTTATATGTAACTATAGTGATAGCAAAAGTTCAATTATTCTTTTAGAGATGTAAAGTTAATAAATACCTATTGAGATTTTATATTAAAATTACTATCCTGAACCAAAATAGTACAAGTTTAACTATTTCCAATTATGTAATCATTTAGTTTTAACTGTATATGCCATAATTTAAGAATAAGAAAAGCCAATCATCTAAGTGGCTTTTCTTATTCTTAATAGACAAACTCAATCTAAATTCATCATTTTCTTTAGGGTGTTTTAAAAATGAACATAATTATGATTTTCTACTAAATGACCTTTTACTCCAATCTGCAGATAAATTATTTAATAAGAAAAGTGTATTTGGAACTGGTGATGGAAACCTCGCAGCTTGAAAATTTGTAAGAAGTGGAGATGCAATAGCGCCATCTATGGTACTACCAGCTTGAACTTGCACCATATCCCCTGCATTCAATTGTACAATCGTAGAAACTGTTACCGCATTTAAAAGCCCAGTATTTCCACCAAAAAAGCTATCATCTCCTGCTATTAAAGCACTGTTAACTGTTATAAATACTTCCGTCACATAATTTAGAGTATCATCAGTAGGACTAAAAATTATAGTAGTAATAATTAAATATACTCCATCTTGTTGCGGTATAAATGTTGATACACCATCATATTCACCATTTAAATCGAATTGTGTAGTTTCAAATGTTACTATAGACAGTGTATTAGCAGTAACGGACTGATCAGTAGATTTGAAAGCTCTGAATGCAGATTCAAATCCCGTTGGACCTGTTGGGCCTGTTATTCCGGTTACTCCCGTTGGACCTGTCGGGCCTGTTATTCCAGTTGCTCCCGTTGGACCTGTCGGGCCTGTTATTCCAGTTGCTCCCGTTGGACCTGTCGGGCCTGTTATTCCAGTTGGACCTATTGGACCTCCTGAAGGACCTGTTGGACCTGTTGGGCCTACCGGGCCCCCTGAAGGACCTGTTACTCCGGTTACTCCCGTTGGACCTGTTGGGCCTGTTATTCCAGTTACCCCCGTTGGACCTGTTGGACCTGTTATTCCAGTTACCCCCGTTGGACCTGTTGGACCTGTTATTCCAGTTACCCCCGTTGGACCCGTTATTCCAGTTACCCCCGTTGGACCTGTTATTCCAGTTACCCCCGTTGGGCCTGTTGGACCTGTTATTCCAGTTACCCCCGTTGGACCTGTTGGACCTGTTATTCCAGTTACCCCCGTTGGACCTGTTGCTCCACTTGCTCCCGTTGGTAGAGTAAATGAGGAAATCGGTGGCAATGTCGGTCCTATTAAACTCGAATCCAGTGAACTAGCAGATAGATTTTTAGAGTTTAATCCTTTCCATTTCTTTTTCCTCTCCATATATCTCACTCCAAATAAAAATCATTTCTCAATTAAGAAAATATTAATTGTACAAAATATGATATATACAAGATGTACTATTCCAAATAAAATATTTTAAATAAAAATATTTCCTTAAATATACAAAATTCTTTTATAAAATTAACTTTTGTAAAAAACAACCAATATATTAAATAATCAATTCTGTTCATATATGGTAAAATATACCCATCGCTGATATGTCCAACTATGTAATTTTCATAGCAGCAAAATTACAACCAGACTTATACAACATGATTCAAAACAAATGAAGGAGTGTTTTAAGTGAAAGGACATATTCGAAAAAGAGGAAATAAATACTGTATCGTTATTGATATCGGTCCTGATCCAGAGACAGGAAAAAGAAGACAGAAATGGTTTTCTGGATATAAGACAAAAAAAGAAGCACAGGCTGATGTGGCAAAGAAAATTACAGAGTTGAATGAAGGAACTTTTATAGAACCATCTAAAGTTACGTTAAAGGATTATCTAAATCATTGGCTAGAAATTAAAAGTATGAGCATAGAAAAGAGTACCTTTGCTGGCTATAAGGCGTTTATCAACCAACATGTTATACCTAGTATAGGAATGGTTGCACTCCATAAATTAAATGTTATACACATTCAAAAATGTTATAAGACTGCGATAGATAAAGGGATTGCAAACAATTCTATTCTGCTCATGCATAGAATTTTAAAGAGCGCTTTAAACCTAGCCGTAAAACAAAATATTATTTCTCGAAATCCCGCAGATTTTGCTGAGATACCTAAAAAAGAAAAAACCCCTATCCAGACTTGGACAGAGGAAGAAGTAAAAAAGTTTTTAGCTCATTCACAAGAATCACGATATCACATTGGGTATCTACTTGCAATAACTACAGGTATGCGTCTGGGAGAAGTTCTAGGTTTACGATGGCAGGACATTGATTTTGAAAAACATACCGTTACAATAAATCAAACATCTGGTCATGACAATAAAATCAAACAAACCGCAAAAACAAATTCATCAAAACGTACAATTCCTGTACCTAACGAAACAATAGCAGCCTTAAAAAAACATAAAATTTTAATCAATAAAGAGAAATTAAAGTTTGGTTCTGCTTATCTAGATCAAGATTTAATAAATTGTAATGAGTTTGGAAGAATCATAAAAAGAGCACATTTCAGAAAAAGTTTCATTAGGATGACACACAAAGTAGGTATAAAAGAAATTAAATTTCATGATTTAAGACATACACACGCAACTCTACTATTGAAACAAGGAGTTAATCCTAAAATCATCAGTGAGCGATTAGGTCATACAGATATTTCAATGACATTAAGTGTCTATTCTCATGTTTTACCGAATATGCAGGAAGAAGCTGTTAAAAACTTCGGTAAAAGTATCTTTGGATAACCTATGTTTGCAAAATGTTTGCATTTTATCAAAAAAAGTCAAACAAACGTTGTCATATCAAGGTTTGTTTGACCTAACATCTTATATTCTTGATAAAATCTCCGAATTCCTATTGAAATATTTAATAATGGAGCGTTCTCACCACCGCGGGTTATGCATTCGAATCGATATACATAGGAGAAAAAATCTTGTGTTTTTTCATCTTTTATCGGCCCAGACATCGCCTCACAAATATTTTGTGATCTAAGAGGGGAAAAATAGATTTCTTCTTCATTTGTATTTTCTAAATATATAGGACGCTCACAAAAAATATGTGAGATTAAAGCGGGCACCCACTTAGAATACGTTTCATTATCATGTAGTACTGGCAAATTAGAAATCAAATCGGATTGCCATTCATATTTTGGTGGTTCTACTAATCTATTTGGTTTCCAATCATGAATAATCTCATACCAACTTTGAAAAATATAATCGAGCTGCTCTTGTCTAATAGGTTCTTTCGATACAATCCATGGTGTATTTTCATTTAATACGTACGGGTTATGCTGAATAAACAATATATCCGAAAACATATCATACAATCTTTCATTCAAACGTTTCAACTTACTCGTTAATAAAAATGTCTTATAATGTATCTCTACGATGTCCAGCCATTCAATAGGAAAGTATATAAATGATACCTTTTCATTTAAAAGGGGTTCTACTATATTTTCAAATGTTAGCAGCCTTAATTTTTTCATAAAATGATTCCTTCCTTTCTTCAGTTGTCTTGATTATCAAAAAGCTAGAACAATAGTTACTTAATCTAATCCATTTAAACCAAGTATTTAAAAGAAACGTAAAAACTGTTTATCTACATAAACTATTATCAAACCGACTCTTTTAAAAATTCAAAGTAATTATCATGTATAACACCTCTATAATATTTGTATTTCAATACATTCGAATTATACATTACACATAATGCATTGTACTTATCATTTACAATAACTTTACAAAAAAACCAAAAAAGAACACCTTAATTCGGTGCCCTTTTTACAAATATCAACCTTTATGTAATTGAACATATAGATAACAGTAATCCCCCAAATGAAATTGCTCCTAGTAAACCTACTACAACTCCTGTTAAACAAATACAATCAGCAAGACAAATAGAAGACTGCGATAATGGAACGAATGACCTACTTGTACCCGAACCATATTGTTTTATCTTCTCATAATTCATATCTAACATTAAATGTAGACATGTTACACCCTCCTCAATAGTATGTAGAGATTCTTTTTCTAATCGCTCCAATAATTTACTATCAAAAGCAACTGCTAGAGGGTACTGCTTATCCGATTTCATATTTTGATAAATTAGTTGCAAACGAGATAATATATTATTTTTCTTCTTTTCAGATGTTACTGTACATTTCATATTATTAAATTCATTTAATAACAGTGATAATTCATCTCTTTTTCCGTATAAATCTTTAGCTATTTTTCTCTTTAGTTTATACGAATGGAAAATAGATTTTAGTTCAACCATATTCATACACTTCCTAATTACATAGTATTTACCCTATTATTTTGTAGATAAACAGTACTTTTTAATCTTATTTAAAATACACTTAAGCAACTTATTTTACTATCGATTAACATTACATTAACCTTACACGGTTGTAATAAAATCATTAGCTAGAAGGAAGCAATGCCCAAACTAGACAGATATTTAATGATAAAACCATAAGAAAAAAACAATGATTAGATTTTAAATCTAGTCATTGCTTTATCCATCACATCTTGATTACATCTATATATCTTATTGTTACTTTTTCACTTGAATGATTGAATATATCCATTAATAATGGCTATATTCTTTGTCGGCACGTACATATAACTAATGTTTTTTAATTGCTAAAGTGAAACTTTAATCAGCTCTCACCAATCGGGCTTTTATGGGCAGTCCGCCACCTAACTTCTCTTTGCTCTCGCTGAATTTTTTTTGGGATGTTACTGCCCGCAACTAGCAAGATAGATGTTATCAATATTCATACGTTACAATAGTACCGGTAGTATCAGTAAAACCATCAAAACAGTTAGAGCAACCACCACAGCCGCCACAACCGCCACAGCCTCCGCAACCAAAACAACCGAAGCAACCAATACAACGGAAGCCACCACAACGGAAGCCGCCACAACGACCTCCACCACAACCGCCACAACGACCACAACCGCCACAGCGACGAGCAGCATCTTCAATATAGTAATATGGATATTGGTTTTGCTGGTCCCAATAGACAATATTTCCAGACCGGTAATCATTAAGGCTTAACGCTTGTAGTTCTTGTTGAAACTGATTCATTTTCATAACCTCCGTTTATAAAATACAACCTCATCGATACTTCCCTATATTCCTGTTCGTTACATCTAAGTAGAAATAGCGCTATAAACTAAGTTCAATACGTACACCAACAAAGTATGACTTATCACTAGATGATGCACCTTGTTCATATACCTATTTTTACTATGGGCTCATTTTTATAAAGTGAAACTTTAATCAGTGGGGTTTTGTTCATCCCCTACCTAACTTCTTTGCTTCCGCTGAATTTTGAGGTGGGGGGCTTACTGCCCGGCAAATAGCGGGATAAATAAAAATTAAAAAATATGAATTCTAGCGTCATATCTTCATACTTACTAAGTTCAATTAATTTCTCAATAATTATGATGCCATATCCTATATATTTCCGTCTGCTGCTTAGATTTTTCTGTACTGTAAATGGCTTTCGCTATAACACCTCCAAGTGACCGGTTTCTATGACGGATAAGAAATTCCAACAAAAAAAGCCCTAATTAGGGCTTTTCATTCTATTTCTCCAGTAAAACTCTCTATGAAATTCCTAATAGAAAAAAGACACACTTAGATTGATGCGTCTTTTTGTGATGCCTCTTTTGTGAAATCATATAAAGCAATTGCGCCTAAAAGAACAAGTATCCCTTGAGGAACATCTAGCAAAATGGTTTTCCAAATTTCTGGAATTATCCATTTAATATCTGCTGCTGTTTCAAGATATGTTTGGAAATAGCTGATTGTAAAATTAATTATCCCTAAAAATACAAATAACGATAAACCAAATCGAATTAATTTCTTATTTGTAAACAT